AAACCCAGCTTCAGGTTCCCAAGTTCAAACCTTAGTTACTGACACAGTAAACCCAGACCTTGATAAAACTCCGTACGACAGCGTTTGTCGAGCTCTAATTGAAGAGGCCGGACTTAACATTGACGACCTTGGCTTAACCGAAGATCATATCTACTACTTGGGAGACATTCAGATGAATTCTCCAGTTTCATTGAATATGCACTGTTATGGAGTAGACATCACCTCCAAGAAGGTTCTAGAATTTACTAGAAATCTTTCAAAGGATACTTTCACTAAATCTAGTTCAGCAATTAAAAAGGTTGGATTTCAGCAAGTAGTAAATGGTGATTACCCGGATGCGGCAGTTCTAGCCGGTTCATTCTTATTAGTTTCTTATTTTAGTTAAACCGATTTAGTATCCTTTGTAAAAGATACTAAACTCAAATTTATACACGTATGGCAAAATCTACAATGGACGCGTTCGCAAAGTTCAACGATCTGCTCGAAAAGAAAGTAAAATCAAAAATCGAAATCAAGGGATTCTCAGACATTGACGAATACATCCCTACTGGAAACTATCTTCTAAATGCTCAAATGTCAGGCTCGGTGTTCGGCGGATATCCAAATACTCGAAGCATTGGTATCGCTGGTGACTCTGGCGCAGGTAAAACATTCTTATGTTTAAATGCGGTTCGAGAGCTTCAAAAGAAAGGCTATGTAGTTTTCTACATTGATACTGAGGGAGCTATCGACAGATCTGACTACATTAAGTTCGGAGTCGATCTCGAAAAACTCAAATACATTAGAATGGGCTATATTAGTGAAGTCAAATTCTTTATCAACGACTTCATTGAAACGATGAAAGAAAATCCTGGCCTAAAACCGGCAATCTTCGTTGATTCAGTTGGAATGCTTGATACAGATAAGAGCAAGCGAGACATGGAAGCAGGAAAGAATGCTGCAGATATGGGACTTCGCTCAAAAGAGATGAGAGCTCTATTTAAGTCGTTCACTCTTGAACTATCTAATCTAAAAGTTCCATTCATTTTTACGAATCACACGTATGCTTCAATGGATCAATACACACCAAAAGGAATGTCAGGCGGTGGAGGTCCAGAGTTTTCAGCGTCAATTATCTTGATGTTAAGCAAAGGAACTCTAAGAGATGAAGCTAAAACCACTACAGGTATTATAGTTCGTTCCAAGACAAAGAAGAATCGTCTTGCCAAGCCGATTGATATCGAGTTCCATATTTCATTCCATAAGGGAATGAATCCCTATGTTGGACTTGAGCAATTCGTTTCTTGGGAAAATTGCGGAGTCGGTCGAGGTAACAAGTTGACCGAAAAGGAGTTTTCCAAGCTTAAATCGGACGAAGCTGACATTTGTTCAAAATTTGAAGTAGAGGGCGAAACCTTTTACTTCTTACCTAAAAAATTAGGCAAGACCTACATAATTCGTCATAATGGAGATGCGGTTCCAGTAAAGGAATTCTTTTCTTCTAGACTATTTACGACTGAGGTCTTGACCGAACTAGACGAAAAAATCATCAAACCTACCTTTAAATTTCCTGAAACTCAGGATGGAATCAGCACAATGGAAACTGATGAACTTGAAGATTTAACTGATAACACCGATGATTTTGATTCAATCCAATAACCTTCCTTTAAAATACGCGCTAGAAACGCATACTGCCCTGCCCGGTTATCCAACTGGGCAGGACTTTCTTTTTGATGTTTTAAACTATTTAGTTAGAGTCGCAGATTCTAAATCAAAAGTTTTTGATCCAGCTGACATCAAATTTTCTAGCAAAACTCTAAAATATGTTTTTGGAGATAAGATTAAGGATCAAGAATTTCTTGAAACCTTAAAACTTATCATCAAGACCCTAATAGAAGAAGGTAGTCTCTCTAAAAATGGAGAGAATTTAACCATTAGTGAAACCGTTTTTTATAACTTTTACGCAGAACAGCCGCAATAACCTATGATGATAGACTTTAAAGAGAACATTGAGCTTCTTGAAAAAATAATATTTAATTTCGTTCTTACTGAAGACGACAATGACGTCTTAATAAAACCAAAGAACTATGATTCGATGGATAAGCGCGAAATTATTCCGTTAGTCAAAGCTCATTACTTCAATGATGATACTCTACAGAGGGTCTATCGAGTTGCAAAAAAATTCTTTGGTGAATATTCCAAGATTCCAACTAGAAACGAGCTTAGAGAGCTTGCTAATCTTGAGAATTTAGATATACCTGATGCAAAGTTTAAAGCACTATTTGAGGTTGACTTAGCTAGTTACAACTATGACTTTTTATTTAAGTACACAAAAGCTTTTATTTTCTATAAGAACTTAAATGCGTCGGTCATTGATGTTTTATCGTATTTAAAAACGACAGACATTAATCCAGAAAATGTTGAGTTAATTACAAATGAAGTCAGAGAAAAGTTCAATGAAAAGCTAAATGTATCTTTCACAAATGCAGAGTCCGGTCTAAACTTCTTTAATCCAGTAGATCACGTGCAATTATCAAAAGTCGGTAATCCAACTGGCTTTAAGTTCTTTGATAAGGTGCTCGGTGGTGGATGGAATCCAAAAACTCTAGTAGTTTTTCAAGGTCGACCTAAAGTAGGTAAGTCAATGGTTCTTTCAAATATTGCAGGTCGAGCATTCGTTTCAGGTTGTAATGTTGGTATTGCAACACTTGAGCTTTCTGATAGAAAGTACATGAAACGATTAGGCTCAATGATTCTTGATACTCCATTTAAAGACTATGATTCCTTATTAGATAAGGATCAAACGTCTGAGGTTGCAAGTAAGATGGCAAACCTAAAAAGTACGGTTCCGACTCTTGGAGAACTTATAGTTAAAGAATTTCCAACCGGTACTGCATCAGCAATTGATGTTGAAAACTATTTTTTAAAGGTTCAACAAAACACCGGTAAAAAGTTCACAGTCATTGTTGTTGATTACATTAATCTAATGAGACCGATGCGAGAGCAAGGTAATGTGTATGAAAAGATCAAAGTAATATCAGAAGAACTTCGAGCAGTTGCAATCCGAAACGAATGGTGCATAATCACAGCGACTCAAATTAAACGTGATGCAGTTGATGATCAAGATTTAAGTATGTCAGACATTGCCGAATCTTTTGGTCTGGTACATACGGTTGACTCACTATTTGGACTTATTCGTGGACCTATGGAAAAACGCATGAAGATCAAACTGATAGCTAACCGAGATGGTGGTTATACTGAGAGTTTTAAAATGTTCCGAATGAGTTATGAATTCGCTAAATTGACTGAAGAAACTGATCCAGCTTCTGAATTCTATTCAGACGATGATGATACTCAATCGTTGGAAAATCAAATGAGAACCCAATATCAAACAGTTCACACCACGACTCTTCCAGCGAATTTAATACCGTACGAATTAGCAATAGATCCAAATTATCAGCCTAAACATTCAGATCCACAGCAAGTGGTTCATCGATCTGCGTCAGACTATGATGATCTATTAAATTCGATCTAAAAAAACCGATAACACCGTGACACCTAAAGACCACGAAGATTTTTTAGATGACGATGACTTTAATGAAGATTATCCATTTGGATTTGATGATTCTTCTGAAGAGACTGACGAGCATCTGCTTTCTGAAGATTATGATGATACTGAACTAGAACGCCGTCGAGTAGCATACGCTGATCTAAAGAAAAATGACAAAATATTTAATAACACCTATAATCTAGGATTAGATCTTTCCGAAGACGAAGCTGATATCCCTAGATCGGGTGGACCTGAGATCAAGCTAGATAGTAGTTCTCCTGATTATCATTTATATGATCCTGAGAAATACTCAGATCACATTGACTTGAGCATAATCCAGCGAGACATATACGAAT